TGACTCAGATGGTAGAGGGCTTGCCCCTGGAGGAGTACCCACACAAGCTGCCTAAGAGTGTCGATAACCTCAAGCGCAAGCATGCTCGCTACAAGCTGGAGGGGCTGGAGAGTCTCGTGCACAAGGGCTACAACAACCGCAATGCTAGCAAAGTAGAGACGACGGAGCAGGAAGCGTATTTGCTGATGCTACTGGGCAACAAGAATAACCTCAACAACAAACAAGTCGCCAAGCTGTACAACGAGGTCGCCGAGCAACGAGGATGGAGCACCCTTACCGCCTCTGCCGTGGGTAAGATCGCCCGAGCCAATCACCTACTCCTGGACGCTGGTCGCCGTGGTCGCACGGAATATCGCCTAAGGGTGGAGACGGCTATCAAGCGGAGCAAGCCTACTAGGTCCATGAGCTACTGGGTGCACGACGGCTGGACGGTGGAGCTCCACTACCAGAAGACCTCAGAGGATAAGCGGGGAGGGAGAAAGACGGTATACGACTGTCGCCTCGTGGTGGTCGTTATCCTCGATGCCTCGTGTAGCTATCCTATCGGCTATGCTATCGGGGATAGAGAGTGTCCCGCTCTGATCTCCCAAGCCCTGCGTAGTGCCACACACCACACGGAGGAGCTCTTTGGGGTGAAGTGCCACCCGAGAGAAATACAATATGACCATTATCAGGAGGGTGTCCTCACCCCTCTGTATAAGGCAATGAGTAATAAGCTCAGCCCTCCAAAGGCAAAGAATGCCCGAGCCAAGCTTATTGAGCCCTACTTTGCCCACCTCAATGAGGACTACTGCAAGCTACTGCCTAACTGGTCGGGCTATGGTATCACCTCCACCAAGGGCAAAGGGACAAACACAGATGCTATCAATGAGCTCAAGCACCGTATCCCCACCCGAGAGGAGGTCGAGGGTCAGATACATACGATCATCGCCCAGGAGCGGATGAAGAAGCAAGCGGAATACCTAGAGCTCTTTGACGGCGACGTGACGGATATACAGCTCGACCTAGCCCTGTATCTCGAGCACTGGGGAGAGACAACGGGACGACTCATCGGTCAAAGCATCTATGGGCTCACACCCACGATCCTCGGCGAGGTACGCTACTATGAGAGCTTTGAGGTCAGCTGGAAGGCACAGAGCCACCAGAAATGGCAGGTATACTATGATCCCAGCGACCTAAGTAGCGTGCTTGCTGTCAGTGAGGATAGACAGTATAAGTACCTCCTGGAGCGTAAGCACATCCAGCCGATGGCCGAGGAGGACCAGACGGAGGCAGATATAGAGCATCTGCGCCGAGTGCACGACCACCACCGAGAGCTGGAAGACTGGGTAGATGATCGCTATCGTGCGATGACCCCTATCGCCCTTGAGGTGGCAGAGGGGAGCAAGGTAGCTAAGTCCCTCCTCAAGCAATCGACCATCCCCTTTCGCAAGGGTAAGGGGACTACTAAGCGAGCTATAGAGGACACGACCCCAGCTGAGGAGGAAGCCTTTGGAAGGGAGGTCGTATCGCTGATAGCCGATAGCAAAGGGCAGTGCAAGGATAACCGCTACGACCGCAAACTAGAGCGTGAGGGGCTCTCCAGCGCCAGCGAAGAGGCACCCCAAAGACGCCGTAGCATCCTAGAGAGAGTATAAACACTGATTAAACAGAGATAAAGTATCACTATGACACGAGAAGACGTAAAGCAAGCCCTCAAGCCTCTAGAGTGGATAGAGACTAATAGATACGTGCGGTCTCAGATATACAAAAGTCGACGAGAGGAGCTGTACTATACGATACAGAAGTTCAACGATCCCAATAAGGGACATAGGTTAACCATTGCGTATAATGCTGATGGACATGCGTTCCAACACATTGCACGGAGTGCCGACAAAGACGAGCTCAAAGAGATCGCCGAAGCTCACCGCCTCGAGCTGGTCTGCTCCATGCTCAAGCTAGAAAAATAACAAGATGGAGAGGAAGCAACAAGAATTAATCGCTACACTATGACACGGAAACAACTAATGCAATCGCTCATACCACTGGTTTGGGGTGTCGAACGAGGGACGACTCATACAGATCTTGAGGCGAATTTCGTATATGTCCTCCAGTTGAGGGTATACTACAAAATTAGAGACATCCAAAACAAAGAGGGGAAATACTCGCTGTTTTTCTGCCTTTCAGGCCGCGACGGAGTCCTCGCAGCTGTGTGCATCAAAACTCATGACAATATATATGAGCTACAGGCGACGGCTGAATTTCACCGCATCTACCTCTTAAGCTTAATGTTTAATCTCGAACACTAACAAACAAATGGAACAGAAGGAAAAAGAACTCATCGCCTCTCGCCTGAGAGACTACTGCACAGCACAGGGAGGTCAGAACAAGGCAGCCAACACGCTCAAGGGTGTGAGTGCTGCTACCATCAGCAAGATCCTTAACGGTGATTGGGACACCATCGCCGAAGGCATGTGGCACAATGTCAGCAAGCAGATCGGCTCATCCTCCGAGGGCTGGAGCCTAGTCGGCACGAGTGTGTATGATGAGCTCACGGAGCTCCTCGAGTGCGCTCAGACGGATAGTCAGGTGATGGCTATCGTGGGTAGTGCTGGGTGTGGCAAGAGTGCCACGATCAGGCAGTACGCCTCGACACACGATGAGGTCACCGCCATAGTGTGCAGTGAGTACCAAAACCGCACGAGCTGGCTATCAGCCGTAATGGAGGCTATGGGGCTTGATCCCCGAGGTCTGAGTGTGGCAGAGAAGATCGGGCAGATCGTGCGTAGGCTCAAGCGGGCAGATAAGCCCCTCCTTATCCTTGACGAGGCGGATAAGATGAGCGACCAGGTACTCTACTTTTTCGTGACGCTATACAATGAGCTCGAGGGGCATTGCGGGGTGGTACTATGCGCTACGCAGTACCTTGATAAGCGCCTCGTTCGAGGCTTGCGCTCTGGCCGCAAGGGCTACGAAGAAGTCTACAGCCGTATAGGTCGGCAGTGCATCCAGCTCTCGGTATTGAGCCCAGAGGACATCTCTCTAGTCTGCGTGGCCAACGGCATCACAGGAGAGCGCAAGGTACGCAAGATAGCTGACGAGTCAGAGTGTGACCTCAGGAGAGTGCGCCGAGCCGTATGGCGTGAGCACCAGCTAGCTAAGGAGGACTAAGTATGGCACGTGCATACTCTAACGCGAATATCCGCTCTGCACGCTTCCGGGTTGCCGACTTTGGTGGGGCTTGGCGGGATAGCATAGGTATGCCTGTGCTAAGAGGGACGTGGCTCATCTACGGAGGTAGTGGCTCTGGTAAGACATCTTTTTGCCTGCAGCTCGCTAAATACCTCAGTCAGTACGGGCGTGTGCTGTATAACAGCCTAGAGCAAGGTCTAAGCCCTACGATGCAGTCTGCCTGGATCGCAAGTGGTATGGAGGAGGCGGGACGTCGTGTCAAGCTCCTCGATAGAGAGGGGTATGATGAGCTCTTTGAGCGCCTCGCCAAACGACAGAGTCCCGAGATCGTCATCATTGACTCCATAAACTACCTCCGAGGCTTGCGCCTCAGCGACTACCAGCTCCTCAGCCAACGATACAGAAAGAAGCTCTTTGTCATCGTCGCCCACGAAAAGGGTGGAGAGCCCAAGGGAGCACTTGCTCAGGCTATCCGCTACGATGCAGACGTAAAGATCAGGGTAGAGGGCTATAGGGCTATGGTGACCTCCCGATATGCCACATCTGAGGTAGGAGGGCAAGACTACATCATCTGGGATAAGGGTGCTGAGGGGTATTGGGGCACAGCGACTACCGACCCTGAGACCCGAGACCAGCGCAAGAAGAGACAAAAGCAACTACAAACAGACGACAGCAATGAAGGCTAAGGGTACAAACCAAATGGATAGGCTCCACCAACAAGTGATACGCCGCTATCACACCCTCTGCAACCTACTCAACCTCACCGATGAGGATAGGCTTGCTCTGCTCTCTCCCTATGGATGTGCGAGCTCGGTGGATATGGAGACGCGTGACCTGCTGGATGTGTGCGGAGCCCTCTCCAGAGAGCTAGACAAGCGCACTGAGGGGGTGGCTATTGACAAGCTGCGTAAGCGTGTGATGGCCGCTATCGGAGGCTGGCTCACACATGAGGGCAAGCAGAGCAACATCGCTCTAATTAAGGCTATCGCCTGTCGAGCTACAGGATATAGGAGCTTTAACCGCATCCCTCGTGAGCGTCTCCGCAATCTCATCGGACTCTTTAACAACAAGACTAAGGATGCAAAACGAGTGGAAGAGCTAAGGGCCCTCATGGAGCTCACACCCGGTAATCATCAACTGGCAAACTAGTAACAACAAACAGCTATAAGACAATGAAGACCCACAACGAAGGAGTCACCATCGAAGAGCAGACCTCGATCAATGGTGCAGATGTCAAGGGACGTGTGCTCAGGCACATGGAGAGCTACCAGCAGGGACAAATGCTCCTGCTAATCACTCGTCCTCTCCTAGAAGAGGGAGAGGAGGATGACCAGGTCACACTGAACGCCATCACCTCGGGAAAGCAAGCCGACCTCATAGAGAGCTGTCTCAAGATGGCGCTTGCTCTGGGTGGTGCAGGACGTCTTGTGATGCTCGCCAACCACCTCATGAATAAGGCGCAAGGATATTAACCTCCTAAACAAGGCAAAGCAATGACCAACATACAGCTCTGCGTCCTCCTACTCATGGGGATACTTGCGCTCATCCTCGACCTCCTCTGTAGGAGTATTGGATACAGCCTACTATTCCTCCTGGGGGCTACGACGCTCTCAATCTCCCTATCCATGTACTGGAGGGATGAACACGACAAGCTACAGCAACAAATCAAAGACTATACACGTAAGTATGGACACAAGTAAAATCACAGGACTACACCAGATAGGAGTAGTAAGCGGAGCGGAGCTCGAGCAGCTCGCCCGTAGCCCCTACACCAGCCCTAGAGTGCTAGCAGAGCTCGCCAACAGCAGCGATACCTATGTACAGCTCGCCCTCGCCGAGAATATGAAGACTCCCGAAAGTGCGCTATTATCCCTAGGCAATCGAGGAAATATACTCGTGAAGATAGCTCTAGCGAGTAACCCATCCAGCCCCTGTTATCTACTGGAAATGATATCGAATACCGATGAGGTAGAGCTCCTAGAGGCTATCGCTAGTCACCCATCTGCACATGACAGTACTAGGGAGCTATGTGCCCGTCGAGCAGAGCGCATCAAGCGTAATGGGAGTCTGTGATATGCTGATCGGAGAGCAGATAGCCTACCTAAGGCGATACTATCCTACAGAGTGGCACGAAGCGTACAAGTCTGTAGAGCTCCTTGCCGAGCGTCACAGCCTCCTCTGCCCATGTGGACAGATAGCAACCAAGAGGCATCGATCTACCTGCATGCGCTATCGGCGCATGGTGGATACGGAGGTAGCCTATAATCTCCGTCATCTCCTGCCTAAGCGTTATCCAGCAGCAGTTAAACGATAATTAAATAGTAATCCGATGAACGAAGAAAAGGTACAGGTCGCAATGACCGCCGAGGAGCTGGCCCAGTGGCAAGCCCTCAAGGAGAAACAAGAGAAGGCAGAGCGGGAGCGCAAAGCCAAGGATGACAGAGAAGCTTACCGAAGCCTAGCAGCTTCGACTGTAGACGAAGTATTTCCACGACTGCAGGCACTGAGTGTCCAACTTTCCGAGGCCAAGCACAGTACCTATGATGCTTTTGCAGGTGTCATTGACACCAAGACGGAGGTTGTGGGGCTGGTTGCTCCAGGACAGCGCAGCCATAGCTTCCTCAACAAGGATGGTGATAAGCGTATCATCGTGGGGCACTACCAGCGAGATGGCTGGGATGACACGGTAGAGGCTGGTATATCCAAGGTCAAGGAGTACATATCCAGCCTAGCAGGTGATGAAAAGACCCGGGAGCTGGTGGATATTATCCTGGACCTCCTGAGCAAGGATAGGGCTGGTAATCTCAAGGCCGATAAGGTGCTCCAGCTGGACAAGTACACCGAACGCATCGATAGTGACACCTTCCGTGAGGGGGTGGCAATCATCAAGGAGTCATACCGACCCGAGCGTACCAAGGACTTCATCCGTGCTCAATATAAGAGCAGCTCTGGTAAGTGGATTGATCTACCTCTAGGGATCACAGAGGCATAAAGAAAAAGCCCCCGACCCCTAAGAGAGCCGAGAGCCTTGTATGTGGCAGTACAAAGGTACAGAAAACTCTCTTAGGTTTGGGCAGTGGAGACTAAAAGGTATAGGCATAGTACAATGGAGAAGGCAGCGCGAGTGCATGCTATAGTAGCTCGTTATCACGAACGTGGTAACCACCGCCGCTCATTGCCTATGATCTATCGCACTTACGTCTATCCCATCTACCCAATAAGCCTCAGGACGATGCACTACTACCTCAAGCTGATAAGAGAGGGTGAGACCCCTCCAAAGGAGGAACAGGAGCGCGGGCTCTACCCGCTCTTTGACGCTTGGGATAGCGGTCGCAATGCTTGGGACACCTAGGGCAACAGCAAGGGCAGTGAGTAATGCACTCACTGCCCTTGCTCCGTATTGAATCAAGGAAGTCCTCTAGTCCTCTGGCACAAAGCTTTCGTATACCCTAGTTATACGGTATGCCTTGATCCGCCCCTCCTGGTATAGAGCCGTAGCGTCTACATAGTAGAGTGCCTTGAATACATTCTCATCGGATTGCATAAACCAAGACTTCACCTCATCATCAAGTAGTAGCTTCTTTGCATTACGAGGATCAAAAGCCTCAATGATGCCTCTATCCTGCTTGCTCTCAGGCTCTCTGTCTAAACGAGCGACTCTAAGTAGGACGTGTGTCCTTACCTCCTCTGTTCGGTTGGCCTCTTCCGAGAGAGCCTCTTTAGCCGCATTTGCTCTATTCTGTAGAGCATTCCCTTCATTCGATCCAATATTGAAGATACAGTCGTTAAAAACAATATCTCCATGGATCTCTCCTTTGACGTCTACGCTTAGCTGAGACTGAGGATTGCTTGCTAAGGGCTGTATGAACTTTGAGGTGTTATCTAGGCTCTCTTTGTTGTTTCCTTCCTCGGGTAGGCTACTACCTGTGGTAAGAGCCGTCACCATACGATGAAGGTATGTACCAAACTCCACCAGTGTATTTACTCCTCCAGCAACAGCCAAGACACTCGGCATCGCCTCAATGAGCTCGAAGACAATGCTACCTTCCTCTACCTTTTGTATGTTCAGGCGTGCTCGGGGATCCATAGCTCCTCTCAGTTTGGAGAAGCGAGTGTATTCGCTCTGGAGAGCCTGGAGGCTTTGGGTAAAGTCCATCAGATCTACTGGGGCATTATTCTCTAGGTGGTAGCGGAGGTATACCTTATCAAGAATTTGATCTCTATCCATAACACAGCTTATTGAGAGGGTTATATACTGCAAAAATAAGGAAATCGATGTTTCTACCTCTACGGTTTAATCTGCATCCCTCTTGTGCTTATACTACTTTCTGATGGGTAGCAGATGGAGCAAGTGAACCGCTCAAGGTGATTTTGTAGAGCTGTATGATTGTGGTCTAGCTCCGCTGATACCAGCTGGAGGGCGGAGAAGCCCTCGCCTGATAGTCCAATGAGAGCCATCTCGATGCGCTCAAGTAGCTCGAGGTGCTGTAGAGCCTCGGGGGCATAGCCACTGCGAGTAGGACGCTGAGGAGTATACCTGGTAATCACATGCAGGGTGAGAGTGATGGGACAGCGTGGTATGCCCCGCGCCTGGGAGGTGAAGCTGATTGGGTCAAATTCGAGGAATACGGCAGGGGTGTCAAAGATGCCCCCCTGATCGAGGTTATCCATATTCTCATTCCACAGGTCGTAATGCTTGACCTCAGGGAGATCTTTTTGTAGCTTGGCGCAGATGCGCTCATATAGCATACGTCTCATAATTGTCTCTTATCTATTGTTGGTACTGCGTGCATGTCGCTGCATCTTGGCTGCAAGCTCTTGCCCCCACTGCTCTAGGTGCCTGGAGACAATGTCGGTCACTATGCGACGCACCTCGGGGTGATCGCCAACAAAGCGACGCTCAGGGAGGCTCATCTTATAGGAGTGAGAGGAGACCGAATGAGCTCGGATGTCCACCTGTCTCATCCTCCCCTTGACTCGTCTACGTGCCTTATATGCCCCTCGGGTATGAGCTCGCACAGATACGTTGCCCTCATACCCCTCATTGTGGGCAGAGGCGTAGGGCATCGAAGAGCTAATGCGTAGCCCATCATGCGTCACTGTGGCCTTGAGGGATCTACGGAGCTTGCCTGAGACGAGTAGGAGTGAGCCACGACGCTCTATCCTTCGGGGCTTCCAAGGCTTATCGAAGAAAGCCTTGCGGCTAAAGTTGCGGTGGAACTCCTCGAAGAGCTTCACCTTTGTATCTGAGAGGATATCCCTCTGTACCTCCTTGCCTGTTCGCATCGTTGGTTTGAAAATAAGTTGTATCTTTGCGGTGAGGTGATCCTCAGAGATGCCCTAACCCCGACTGTAGTTCGGGTGCGGTCATTTCTGGGGATCACTTCTTTTTTGTGGCTACCTGGGGACTATCGGATATGCTGTGCAGTAGGACTCTCCCCTGCTTATTCTCCAGGGCTATAAGCCAGCTTTTATCGCCTTCTATCTCCACCTCGAAAAGGTGTATTTGCACGACCCATTCCTTTTTCCCTGCATCTTCATAAGCCCCGATATACTTAGCCTCTCTGATGAGTTTGGGTAGGTCTAGCAGTAGTTCATTCTTGGCGAAATAGTGCTCGTGAGGCTGGTTAAGTATCTCCTTGATACCTGTCATTGTGATCTCTACACGTACCCCATTTTCTACGATTTCACCCATAAACCGCTCCTTTGCTAGTCGCTGTATCTCCTTGCGTCGCTCTCGTTGCTCTGGGGTCAGCTCTATCTTGCGCTTGCCCTCTCTTGCCTTGACAATTTCAGCGAGGACACCACAGGCATCCCCCTCATCGTCACCTGCTGCATGCTTTGCTGTGGAGCAGTGGGCAATTCCCTTACGCCCATAGTAGGGGTGACGGTCTGGGAATAGGACCAGGTCCTTGCCTGGGTTGCCTCGGAAGACCTCTTGTTTGCTCTTGCGGAGCGTATCGCTACCTCGCTGGCTTGCCTCAGCACTATCGGAGAGGGGGTAGTCGGATGGGGAGACCTCTACGACATCACAGCGGCAACGCCAGCCGTTGGGAGGGTAATAGTCGTCCCAGAACTTATCGCTCTTAGGTAGGGTGATACCCTCGAGTGCCTCGTGGTCTGGACGTACACGGTTATCGCCTGCTGTACGGTACTGCAGGTTGTATCGATCGCCTCCTTGCTGTTGCTCGTACCACCGATCTGCCATGAGGGATGATCCTACGGCATGCTCGTACTCGGTCTCGAGATAGCTGACATTATACTTGTTGTGTAGCTTCAGCACGTCTTCCCTAAAGTCCTCGTAGGGGCGGATCTGCCCCTCCTGATCGGTGATCGAGAGCCCTAGCTCTCTCAGGCTATGGTAGGTGCGGAAGCCTGAGAAGATAAAGGCATTGTTGTCTAGGGCTCGTCGTACGGTCTCCGGGGTGTGGTGCTCTAGGTGCTGGAGGGCGGGACGGAGGATGTCGTAGCTCTCCTGAATGGCGGCATGTATAGGTGCATCGCCCAGCATCGAGGTCTTGAAGCCCTTACGCTTATGGATGTAGCGAGCTGCACGCTCAAAGATGTCCTCGTCGTAGGGGCGTGCCTCGTTGCCCTTCCCCTTTGCGCTGAGGCAGAGGGCGCAGGAGCAGGCATAGAGCTCGCCGAGCTCCTCGTGCAATGCCTCGTAGCGGTTGGCAAGCTGTATGGTCGGGGACAGAGGGGACGGCACAGCCACCTCACCCTGCCCCCTCAGGCGAAAAAATCGCTGTCCTTGGCTAGTGTCTTACCCCCCTCCTCTGCATTATCATCATTGGAGGAGCCTTGCTCTCCGAGCTCTGGTCCACCCGTGCGTTTCCCGATGATGGGTACATTATACTTGCGGACAAAGTACTCGGGATCGATGTCGTAGTACTGGAGGATCACTCGCTCCTGCTCACGCATCTCAGCCTCGGTCATCTCATCTGAGTAGTCCCAAGCGAAGGTTAGCCCCTTAACGGGAAAGCCGGAGGAGACCATGAGGGGTAGTAGGCGGTCATTGATGATATAGCCAATACGCTTAGCGTCGCTAGCGCAGATATGGTCGAATATCTCTAGGTGTACCTCGCTCTGGGAAAGGGAGGACCCGTTGTCGATGGTCATTGTCTGCGAAAGGAGGATCTTGCTGATCTCCTTGTCGCACCGCTCTAGTCGCTTGTCATAGACGTTGTAGGCATCCCCTCGGGAGCTCTCTTGGAAGCTAATCTTAGTATCCTCGGGAAAGACTCCCCAGAAGGCTGCGCCCATGTTGTCCATCACCTCCTCAATGCGTGCAATATCAGCCTTGTTGGTGGCCGATGTATTGGCAATACGCATGGGCATGCCAAAGATCTCGCCAAAGGTATCCCAGAACGCACCCATATTTTTCTTACTGATGTAGTAGGGTGCACACCT